AGGTTTATGGCAATGCTGAGGTTTATGGCAATGCAAGATTATTGTACGGCAAGGTAAGTATAGCAATTACAACGTTCAAGGAAAAAGAATATATAGCGAGTAGCATGGGTATATATCCGGTCGCAAATAAGTATGTATTATTCAAAAGGGTAAACAAAATAGATAATAACTATTTCTCTTGTTACGATCAAAATTTCACTTATAATAAATGTGGGTATACCGAGGCTACATATGTTGACGAAAATAAAATGACGTCCTGTACTTATGGCTTACATTTCTCTACGCCGCACTACTGGGGAGCTGGCAACTGCTTAATAGCCTGTGAAGTGCATGTCGACGACATAATAACGTGTCAGGAGGCGAAAATAAGAGCCAGAAAATGCAAATTTCTGGAAGAGATAGATTGACTAAGGCCCCCTTCGGGGGGCGGTTTTTTAAAGCTAAAAATTTGAGTATATTATCCCGGTGCTTTTAGCGGGGTTAATATAAAGTTTATTTTTATCAGTGTATGGCCCCGGGGCGGGATTGTTTGGGTGATTGCTTATGAGACAGCCCCGGGGTTTTTTAAAACTAAAAACGATAGTGAGGTGTAGCATGATACATTTTCATAATAAAGATAGCCGTTTTGGCCCATTGACCGCGTGCGGTCTGGAACGGGGTTATAGACCCGTAAGTGGCGATATAGGGATGGTAACGTGCAAAAGATGTTTGAAAAGTTATAGTGATATGCCAAAAGAATACTATGCAAGGCTTGAAGCAACAGAAAGGAATCGAAATGAGAAAAGATTTTATGAATAACCTGTGGCGGTGGTCATGCGGCCTACCCGAAAGAGAGACAGAAAAAATGAAATTGAGTGAGCTTTACAGGACTGAGTGGTCAGAAAAATTTGAAAACTTGATGCGTAATCGGCTTGTGCTGGGTGCTTTTCGTTACGGGAAATTGCAGGATCAGAGCAAGCCCCGTTATGATCGTATAGGCTCAATCGAAAGCCGCCTGAAGGGATATATAAAAACCGGCAATACAGAATTTCTGGTTGATATCGCTAATATGTGTATGCTGGAGTTTGTCGAAGGCAAGCACCCGAATAAGCATTTTAAAGCAATTGATGATGGTGAACACACGAAAATAATTAAAAACACTTGACATAAAAACTAGAAGCTGTTTATAATTGGTTAAATGAATCTATCCAGTTATAAACAGCTTCTAGTTTTTTTCATCACACAAAAAACCCCTCATTATTGAGGGGTTTCTCCTGTCTATATAATCTTTTTAATCATTTCTGATTTTTCTTTTAGTCGTCTCCGCATAAGTTCATCAATCCCGGTTGTAAAATAATAGTAATAACAATACATTTGTCTTGTCTGGCCTTTACGGAGTACGCGCCGGGCTGTCTGTTCCATTGCCGCCGGCGTCCAGTCCATTTCTATATAATGCACTACATTTGTTCTTGTTATATTATGGCCTTCTTTTAACGCGCCGATAGTTGCAATAATAATATCAAATTTACTTTCCTGAAAATCTTTGACAATATTATGTCGTTTCTTTTTCGTGACATTTCCGGTGATTACTTCATAAGTATAGGCTTTAAATTTCTTCTGTAATAAAACCTCGACCGCCTCAATAACTGACTTATGGTAGACATATATTATGCAGCTACCGTGTTCTGTTAGTGTGTCTTTCAAAGGTTCTGTTAAGTGAGTCAATTTAAACACGGCGGTTTTCTGTCTTAATTCTGCATATCTGAACGCCTCAACACTTTGTAAGTTATCAAGGCCCTCAAGGTCATCGACAGACATATTATTGTCTTCTATAAAATCAAGTTCGTCCTGAATTGCTTTTTTTGTCTTTGCGTCCTTTGCAACAATGGGAATCTGTATATTTTCCCGGGGTGGTAGACCTTCGATAAATTTTCTTGACAGCATACATTGTTTTAATAATAATCTTAATTCAGCCTCTTTTTTTACGCCTTCGTGTTTAATACCATACGGTGTATGATATATCTTTGCAGCATAACAGTTTAGAAACTCGTATTTACTCATATGATTCAAACTTTCCGGGGCGATTCTTATTATTATATGATATAGCTCCTCTATTCGATTAAGTAAAGGCGTGCCGGTTAAAAGTAACATTTTATTTGTGCGATTACTATAATGGCTTTTTTTGTTCTGGTAGGTGCCGAGGATACGTCTTGACCGTCTGGAGTTCCATGATTTTAGATAGTGCGCTTCATCACAGATAACGAGTGAAAACTCTTTTTTAAATAGTTGCTTGAAAATAAGATCACTCACGGCCATGTCATAACTTACAATATAAATATCAGCATCATAAAGGACCTGTTTAGTGCTGTCTATAATGCAGCGCTCGCCCTTAATATTCCAGAAGTCAAGTTCATCGCACCAGTTATAAATTAAATATGCGGGAACGATTATTAACCCCGGCTTTTTTGTTTTCAGTGCTTTTTTTAAGACTTCCAGAGATTGCGCCGTATTATGTGTAACGATATAATCGTTTGTAATATAGGTACTATCGTCGGAGTGTACGCTTATACATACCGCTTCTTTTTCTCCAATATATTCTATGTTTTTAAAATATTTCACTGGCTTAAATCTTTTAGGCTTTACCCATTTAGCGGCTTTTCTATAGCAATAAAACGGGTTAAAATCAAGCAGTACATTGATAGTGTATTCTTTCTCCCGGCGTAGTTTAATCAATGCTCGCCCGCCGAGTGATAGTACTAATTGTTTTATGTCGTATGCAAGTTCCGGGGATGACGTACTATATATACATGAACAGCTACCATTTTCTTTTACGCTACAACACCCGTCTGTGTCCATTAAACCTTTTAATAGATCTGTGCGCTGTTCTACTGAACCTAAAAAATATTCGGGCGGTATAAACTTTTCTAATGATAAAACATTTAGCTTTAGTCGTCGGATCTCGTTTAATAGATCATTCTGTTTATATTTTAATCCGTTAAGATTGTACCTTTTATGATTTTCGTGGTGGTATATACTCCCCGGTGTACACAGATGTTTTGATTCTTCTATTATTCTGGTAATGATATCAGTATCGGGGGTGCTTATAGATATGCTCGGTCCGCATAGGTACCCGTCACCGATAAGCGCGCCGAGTGTATAAGGTTCTATAATATATTTTTTCTGAGTGTGGTCTACCGGTTGCACTACTGGTATTTGACAACGTGCCTTTAATTTTTCTATATATTCAAGCGGTGCGACCTGCCACCCCTGTTTTCTATTTTTGTGGTTATCGGACCTGTATTTCCATAGATGTTCTTTGCAACATTCTGTATATGTATAATCGGAGAAAGTCACTCTGTATATATCTTTCATTCCCTGTGGGTATACACCTGTAACAACACACGTTTTTCCGTTAGATGAAAATACAGTATCGCCTGTTTCTATACTACCTATTTCTCGCCAGCCGTCCGGAGTTAACACGGGCGTATTATATGGTTGTGCTTTGCCCTTACCCATAATGTCCGCAAGTATGACACCTTTGTATTTCGTAAGACCTTTTAAAATCCACTGGACACCCGACACTTGATCGGGATCAAGAACCGGCATTGAGGCGCCCTTTAACTTTTTTTAATATTTTTTCATCATGTACTGCTATGTCTATAAGGTGTCGCATGAACTCACCTTTCGGGTAGATGCCCACTACTTGATTTAATCGCGCCTCAAGCGCGTAATATTCTTTATCCGTGCTGAACGATAGATGTATATGTTTGAATAGTTTCCGCATTTTTTTACCTCTTTAAAAAAACACCCCCGGTAACGGTCGGGGGTGTAAAATAATATTGTTTTGGAGAAATAACAACCTACTCGAATGGGTTGTCTGAATCGTCGTACTCTTCTGCTTCGTCTGATTCAATAACAGAAAAAGCAGTCTGCTTAAACGAGTTGTCGTCGCGTACTTTCTGAACTTCTAAGAGTTGCAATGTCGCGCCGTATTTTGACCCGGCCTTGAAACAATAACACGAAATATGAGCACGAACCCACGCCCCGCCGTATATTTCACTGCTAATAAGGGATGCAGGAATTTCATTTGGTTTCCCGTCACCGCCGGGGTAGTAACAGCCCGGGGGGCCAAATTTGGGGTTTTTGCTCAACTTGAACTTGCGCATATTCTTAAAATGCGGGTACTTGTCAAGATCCATGCTATTTCCTTCCTTAAAAAGAAAATAATCATCGTTCTTGTCTCTCAGCGATCGACGTAAAGCCTCGTCTTTGCCTTTCTTGGGCCAGTCCATCGCTCCAATATTTGCCGTAACAAATTCGGCTATCTCGTCCATTAGAGCTTTATCATCTGTAATACCTGTTACAGAATATTTTAAATTTTTTCCTTCATAGCCTTTAGGCTCGTCCAGTGCTGGAAAAACGCACCTAAACTCTTTTGTAATCATGGTCTTTTTTGGCTTATCTGCCATATGCATACCTCTTTTTTAATTTTTTAAATTTAACCATACTATAGTATATATACTAAAAACTGTCAAGAACATTTTAAAAAAATTTAAAAAAGTCTTGACACAATAATCACACGTGCACTATATTAAGCTAAACTCAAAAAAGGAGAAATAGACATGAATAAATTTAAGCTTATTGCAAGTGCTGCATACAGGTGGTCAGAATGTCCTGGCTCAGTACATCTTGAATCTAAAATGACAGAGAAAATCGACGAGCGTTCACCGGCTGCAATATTTGGTACGATGTTACATGATATTGGTGAGGGTATGATCAAGGGTGAGTCCATGACCGCTATGTTTAGAAAGCACGGGATAAAGAGAGATCACCCAGAACTTGACAGGATTAAACACACCGTGCAGTTTTATAAAAAAGCTGTTAATAGAATCAAGAATGAGTACACAAAAAAGAATGGTAAGTCTTCGATGAACATTGAAGAGAAAATAAGATATACAATAGAACACCCGGAACTTGACAATGTATACGAAAATGTTGCAAAGATGGACTGTATGTTTGTTAACTCTGATAAGAAAGTCTTAGAATTAAACGTAATAGACTTAAAGACAGGCAATTGGGATTATACCGATAGTGCACAGATACAACTTGATTATACGGGGGCGCTTGCGGTCCTCACGACTAAAAAGAAATATGAAAAGATTATAATAAATACAACTATCGTTCAGCCTTACTTATGGGACGACAACAACCGTGTTGTTTACGGTCAGTACGAAACAACAAGAGATGAAATACAGGAGAACCTTTTTGACAGCCTTTTTAGAATTGATAACGGGGCGGGGAAATGTATATCGGGCAGCCACTGTACTTTTTGCTCTGCTCTTCCTGTTTGCCCTGTTATGGGTCACTATGTCGAGACCATAAACCAGACGATACAAATATCGGGCATGGAAATAACTGATTTCTCAACAGAGTTTTTAGAGAGCGTATACTCTCAGAAAAAATCTATAGAAAACTTTTTATCTCAAATTGAAAAAGTATTGATTAAACAGGCTCAGGATGGCGTAGAACTGAAACATTATAATATTGGAAAACGTCTGGGAAACCGGAAGTGGAGAGACGAAAAAGAAGTAGTGAAAAAGTTTAAGTATCTGGGTGAAGATATTTATAACAAGAAATTAAAAACACCAGCCCAGCTTGAGAAATTAGCAGGTAAAGAAAACCTAAGTGAGTATTGTGATCGGTCAGAAACGCCGATGTTAGAAAAGAAGAAGGAAACATCTTTTGACATATTGGAGTAAATGACATGGGGAAACTTAATTATGTAAACATATTAGATAATATTGTAGAACTGGCGGGTGACCAATTAAATGAATGGGAATCTAACTTTATTAGTGATATTATGATTAAATACAGTGACTATAGTTATTTATCTGATAAGCAAAAATCGACCATACTAAAAATACAGGAGAAATATTTAAGATCATGAAAAATATATTATTCCTTGACTATGAAACAAGGTCTTTCGCACCCCTGAAAGATGTAGGTGCGTGGAAGTATGCAGAGCATGAGACGACTGATATAATATGTCTCTCGTATAAAACGCCGCGCATGAAAAAAGCTAAGACGTGGTTACCGGGTCAAAAGATACCTGATGCAATCGCAAAGCATAGCGGGTACTTTGTCGCACACAATACGTTATTTGAATACGCGATTTCATCCCGTGTATTTGTACTGAAATACAACGCTCCGGAAAGTTTACTTGACCCGGCGCGGTGGCTCTGTACGTCGTCAATTGCACGGTCTCTAAACTTACCCGGTCGACTCGCTGAACTTTCGGGGGTCATGCAGCTTGAAGAAAAGAAGCTCGAGACCGGCGCGTATTTAATACAGAAATATTCCATGCCACAAAAAGAACGAAAAACAAATAAGCTATATTTCAACGAGTGTAAAGGTGAGGATCTTCAAGCAATGATAATGTATTGTGAACGTGACGTTGAAGTTATGGAAAAAATTTACAATAAATTATCAGTACACAGTAACATAGAACTCGAGCGCGAAGTCTGGCTGCTTGATTTCAGACAGAATATAAATGGAATTCCGGTTGATTATAATACATTGAAGAAAACTATTGAAGTATTGAATAGAAGAGTTGAAAAAGCCGAAAAGATGTGTGAAAAGTTCGGTGTTAATGTCAGAAGCCCCAAACAGTTAAAAGACTGGTTACTGAGTAGAAGCATCTTTTTAGAAAACACTCAAGAGCAAACTATAAAAAACTATCTGAAAAACTGTGACGATAAAGAAGTTGAAAAGCTTTTAAATTTACGCTTATTTCTTTCGCGGTCCTCAATAAAAAAGTTTGATACTTTATATAATAGATTGAGTGGTGACGATAGACTGAGATATTTTTTAAGGTACTACGGCGCTTTTACTGGTCGATGGGCCGGTGAAGGGTTCCAACCTCATAACTTACCGAAAAGTTTTCTAACTCCCAAAGAACTTGAAAAGAATGTACTTGATTTCACTACTGGTAAAACGAAATTCTGGGACACAATGAGTGTTGCAAAGTCCTTAATCCCGGGCATGATTAAGGCCGAAAAAGGAAAACAGTTTATTGTTGGTGACTTTGCAGCGATTGAAACACGCGTACTTGCTTTCATTTCGGGTGAAGAGAAACTCATTAACATGTATAAGAAGGATAAAGACGTATACAAGGCAATGGCCGCGGTTATTTTTATAAAAAAGATTGACGAGATAGACGACAAAGAACGGAAACTTGGCAAACAAACAATCCTCGGTTGCGGTTATGGTATGGGCGTTAATAAGTTTTTGGCAACGTGTGAAAGTTATGGCATGTCTATACCCCGTAAACTTGGGGAACGCTCAGTGAGTGCTTATCGTGATACTTTTACAAATATTACGTCTCTGTGGTATGGATTAGAACGTGCTTTTACTAATGCGTACGGCACGAAAAAGATAATTAAATATAAAGGGCTGGTGATTGAAGGCGGTAACAGCTTTGTATCAATTCAACTACCGTCCGGGCGTAAATTATACTACCATAATGTCGAGCAATCAAGCGAGGGCCTATCGTATTTAAATTTTCAAAAGAAATTCCGTGTACATCTTTACGGTGGTATACTGGTTGAGAATGTCGTACAGGCAATTGCAAGGGATCTACTTGTTTATTGTATGCTCGAAATGAAAAGACAGGGACTGAACCCGATCTTACACGTACATGACGAAATTATCTGTCATGAAAAGAAGGTTGGAATTAAGAAGAAAGAGAAGTTATTTAGCGCAATAATGAACACACCACCGGCGTGGTTTAAAGACTTCCCTTTAAAGACTGAAACTGAGATTTTAGAGAGGTATGTAAAATAATGATTAAAACAATATCTCATAACCAAACTGAAATTATACAGATTAGTATTTAAAAAAGAAAAATGTAAAGTTAAATATTAAAAAAAGGGGGGGGGTATGTAACATGAATAGATGTTATCTATGTAAGAAAGGGGATCTTGATTTCAAAGAGATTAAAAACGGATGGCGGGTGCGTTGTGATAAGTGCTCACTGGATATGCTTATCCCGGTGTGGATGAAGGAGGCGCTTGATTCTTTAAGAGCAGATACAGAGATTAAACCGGGCAAGAAAAAGTTAAAAAATTAAAAAAAGTCTTGACAGAAAATAGAATCCTCAGTATATTAAAGTATATTAAAACTTAGTTATTGAAGAGGCTTATGATGATAAATATAACCAGATATCAGACTTTTTTATGTTACGAAGGTGATTATTGCTATATGCATGATAGCAATATTGAACTTCTTGCAATGTACACAGTCTGTTCTAACAGTGCGGCGGGGGATCTCCAAAAACAGGTTGAGAAAACAAAAGCGATATTATTAGATCAGCTATGTACAGAAGTTCTAACTAATTATGTTTATGAAGGTTTGAAAAACCAGAAACACACGTTTAGGAGAATGGGTGCCCTTCGGCTGAAAACTAGTGTTAAGGAATTGACAGTAAGAGTAAAGCAACTGTATACATTTACTAACGAGCAATTAGAAGAGGAATATTTAAGATACTTTAATGAAGTGCCTGAGAAAGACAAAAGACAGAGCATGATTTTTAAGCTCTTGAGAAAAGACTTTGATCTGGACCGTATGAATGTCAAGTAATACTGGACTAATAGATTTACTGGTAAGTATCACCCATTTAAGCATTGTTTTCTATATCTTTTGGAAAACGGTGCTATTCTTGGAAAATTTATGGATGGGGGGAAGTAACATGACTGAAAGGCAATTACTAACAAAGTTTAACAACGTGCTTAAAAAAGAATTTCCAGAAGTATTCTGGTATAAAATACCGGATGTCCCGGGCGGTGGTCCCAGGAGGCCTTTTGATGTTGTAGTATGTTTCGGCGGGCGCTTTTTTGCAATCGAATTTAAGAAACAGGGAGGTACAGTAGCGCCCCACCAGACAGAATATCTGGAGAAAGTCCATGCAGACGGGGGGTATGCTTTTATTGGCACGTTTATAGCAAATGGTGATATAGAATTTATATCCATCGAAGGTGGACAGGTTTATACACTGCACAGACACGGTGGCAGTTTTAAGAATTTTGACGAGTTTTTTTATAATCTATTAAAGTTAAATGAGGGGTATTGTCATGGCAGGAATTAAAGGCCAGAAATGGAGTGGAAAGCGACCAAAAAGAAAAGTAAAAGTAAATACGGCGCTGCCACCGGAGCTTGAAAAAGCACTCGGCATAGAAGCGAAAAAGCAAAAGAAATCTAAAAGTCGGCTGCTTATGGAGATAGTTAATAACTGGTACGAAAAATTAAAACAGTAGGGGTGTAAAAATGGAGACTATCTTAATATTATTGGCCGGTGTTTTAGGCGGTGTATTCATAGCCGCCGTGCTTATATGGATTATCGTATGGGCGCTTATCGGGATTTTTAAGAAAATACCGTAAGGAATCCTAACTAAATATTAAAATAAGATGTTAAAAAAACCGTATCACGCCCCACCATAGTGGCAAGAATAAAACCCTATATGGTCAACATGGTGCATTCTGGGCGCGTCTAATAGACATATTAAATTTCTACTGTTGTAGATACATAATGTATGTTTTGTGCATTTGATAAATACACAAAAAGGTGAGTAAATAATTATGATTAGAATAACATTGACAATATGGTTTATGGTAATCAATTCAACTCTTGCGTTTATCCATCACATGCTTGGGAACGATATAGCCATATTGTATTTATTTCTTGCAATTGTTTTATTCCTATGTTTAACTATCTTAGTATACGACTATTGGAGGTCATAATGCAAAATTTACTTTATTTTGTTGTATCCTTTGCTGTTAGTTTTTTTATTGTATGTTTTTTATTATTACATATTTAAGGAGGTCGTTTTATGTTTGAATGTTTCAGGGAGAAATATATTCCGGGTGGAGTTCCTGTTCAGCCAAAAATGCCTGACTGGACAGGTAAGTTTCTAGCGCTCGGTGATAGTAACGTGTACGAAATGGGTGTTGATATCATGCGCGAAGAGATACACACAAGCTGTGCAAATGCAGGCGTGCCGGGTAGTCAATATCTTGATATCATAGATAAATACGGTGAATTCTGCACGCATGATAATGTTAACCATTATCAAAGTTTATACGTGCAGGGCGGCGGTAATAACTATATACTGGGATCTGTAAACTTGCTTGATATGGGTATCCATATGGCAACAACCGGCGTAAGTGATATTATTTTTACATATAGAAACAGAATACCAGTATATAAAATTGTCATTGGCGGGCTGCCATTTGTTCACCCAAAACTACGGCTACACGACACAAAGTCATGGAAAGACGGTAATTATGACTACTTGAACAGACAGTATAAAAAGACTTTTGGCAACGTTGCACTTAATGATATATTTTTTGGTCTTAATGGATACATAGAGAGTCAGTGTAAACAGTGGAATGCAGTGTATCTAGATATCTATCCTGTACTTGCTTATATATGGTCAAAGCGCGGAACCCGGGCATGGTACGACGAGATCCATTATGGCCCCGACTGTCACCGGGCAATCGCAAGAAATCTAAAAACGGCGTGGGGGATAGATGAAAAAAATATCTGAATACCAGATGAAAGTAAGGATTAGAAGAATGCAAAAAACGATTGCAAAAATGGACCGACAAAAAGATGTCCGCTATATTACATATACCGCGCCCGACCAGGTGACGGTGTTTTTTACAAGCGGTCAGATATTCAGGGCAAAAGGCCCGCTGGTAAAGGAAGCGTTAGATGGGCGATTTAATTAAAATCGAACGGGATGTTCTACACATCCCCGGTGTTGACCATGCAACACGCAAACAGTATCAGTATGCTTTGAATGCATATAAAAAGTTTTTGCATGATAAAGATATGAGTATGGGTATCGAATCACTCGAAATCTGGCTTGATTCTATTGACCGTCTTGCTACGCGTGCAGCCTATTATTACGCGCTGAAAAAAGTACTGCTCGAGATGTACAAAAACCACCCTCAATTGGCAGAACTAGAGAGGAGGTTGAAAAATATTAAGTCAGTACGGCGGGACCATGCAGTCAAAGAAGCGGAGTATTTGACAATTGGAGAAATCGAGGTTCTACTCGAATGTACACAAAAAGAAATATCTTTAGTCATAGAAGCGCTCTTCTGGACAGGTTGTCGTGTTTCAGAGTTAATAAACATTAAATTGGCAGATTGTAAGAGAAAGTCTAATATTATCGCAATACAGGTAATTGGTAAGGGCCGAAAAGAGCGTACTGTATATATGCAACTCAACCTATTTAAGAAAGTTAAGAAATATTTCAAGGGTAGTGTGTATCTGTTTGAACATAAAGAGGTTAAATACACCCGATTCAGAATAACGAAACTGATATCAAAAGCCGGGGAACATTGGCTTGATCGTGATATCTCCGCACATTCTTTAAGACATAGTAAGGCGATGTATTTAAAAGAGATTAAAGGGTTAACACCTGATCAAATACAGAAAGCACTTGGCCATAGTTCAGTCGTTACAACATTACAACATTATTTTCATGGTACACCAACACCAGAAGATCAAGGATTTTTTGATTAAGTATAAGGGGGATTTTATGTTTAAGATAGTTTTAGTTGTTATATGTATTCATTTGTTGGTCTGTTTAATTTCATCGTTGTTAAGGGATTATATTGTAGAGGGTGGTTTGTTAGACAGTTTCTATACCATAAAAAACGTATACATAGAATCGGCGCTTGAGTTTATCAATAACGAAAAAGAGTTTAACCGGGTGTCGCTCTATCCACTGGTTAATATCGTCATCCTTTTTAACATGCTGAAATTATACAGAGCATTGAAAAAACATAGTAAGGAGGTGTAAAGATGAAAGATTTTTTAAAATCAACGGCTTTCTTTTTTATCGTGGCCCTGACAATTTTAATGTTATCAATTCTAATTGTTGGGTGGTGTTTGATAGGCATTAAATCAACCATGATAATATTGGGGATTTACGCGGGGTTCGTGGCCATTATATCAATTACGTATTTTGTATTGATAAAGATGGGTTTTTTCTCAGATAGAAAGTAAGCTTAAGCGGGTGTAAAAGCCCGCTTTATTTTTTATCTTTTCAATAATAGTAGACAATCGTTCATTTCAACTTTTGAATCCCTGCACGTAATAAAATCATTTGCCTGCTTACACCCATCTGCGAGTGAATCACATATGGTTTTATCATGGTTATTTTGATTAAGATACATACACTTTAGAAACACGCTGCAATTAGGGGTTAACTCATCCGTGCGGGGCATTGATAGTTTATCACACCCACAGAAAACAAATATAAAAAACATAATAAACATAATAAATAATAATTTTTTCATAACTACACCTCTTTTTTTATCTCTATATCGGCCACCGGCTGCCATTTGAACCATAGGCCGTTTCGTTTGTCATATCCGCACCCGACGTTTTGAATTAAGACGATGCTCAGAATTATTATACATAACAACATAACTATACGCATATAACGTTTTTTTAAATCTTTACCAAACAAAAACTCTATAAAATCTCTTGTTGTTTTCTTCATACTATACCTTCCAGTAGATACACCGAATATGTTTTCCAGTATATCTCCTTAAAAAATCATAAGGGTACAATATAGAATCGCCGTCATGATCTTTATATTTCTTTAGCGCGTTCCCGTATGGGTCGTTAACATAGAAACCACCAGCAGTATAACCGCTAACAAGTATGATATGCCCACCGCTTAAACCACCCATCTTTTTAGTACCCAGAATTACAGGACCTTTTAACAACAGTGTCTTAACCGTATCAAGCCCGCATTTTGCGTTTATATCTATAAACTCAATATTTCCAACAACACCATTTCTCCATAGTAAGTCTTCGATACCATATTTTTGTGTCAACCACCAATAAGAAGTACGTCCGGTGATCCAGTTAAATTTCTTTTTTACTCTTTCGCCTATACCGGGTTTTCCAATAGTTACCTCAACATTATCAACATAGTGCTTCAATCCAACGTTGTCTTTCGCGTTTATAGCACTAACATAAAAAGACGAAAACATCCACGCACATGTTGAAAAACACTGGACGTACCCGGGCAACTTACCATCGAAACTGAAATTATCCCGTTGTGAATTATAGTCTATTTCATGTATTTTCATGGCTACCCACCTTTGTATTTTTTGTGTATAGTACACAATTTGTCAATGGTATCAAGTCTTTCTTCGTGAACATTGACAACCATTCGATTACTATTAGTTTTACTGTATAGGTCCTCAAGATGTTCTGTTGTATATTTATGACCCTCTTTTATATTTAATTTTATTTCATCCAGAGCCTTGACAACATCCCCATGTCTTTCGTCATTCTTATTATCTCGTAACTTTATGTACGCACCTATAACACCAATGAGTAGCATAATAACCATATTTATTATTGTAGCTGGCGTCATCCGTCAATCCACGTGATAAAAGTATTATACGCATTATCAACTTCTGCAACTGTGGTCCATGATGACGCCTGACTTTTAGCATTTGCTAACTGGGTTTTAATCTGGTCGGGAGTTCGCGTTCCATCCATCCAGTTTTCACGGATATATGTCTTTAATTCCTGTAGTCTCTGCTGCTTATACTTTACAAGAAACCTTGCAAGAATTACTGTATCGTCCAGTTTGTAGCACCCGCCGAACCCCGCGACGTATTCAAATGTAGGTTGACCATAAGCATCAGATATCCAGTGAAAGTCGTCATCAATAGAAGAGCTATTATGTAATTTTAGGCCTGGTGCACGGTCGTCAATCTCAATTTCTGACCCATCAAATTTATATTTTTGACGTGCAAAAAACACGTCAATTACTTCATTACCTGCATTTACTTTAATATATTTAATCATAACTTAACTCCCCAGATAAGTAGCGGTAAAATATGTTGCGTCCGATGTAGACACACCGCCCCGGGTGTGTGGTCTAACAATGTCACCGGCGTCTAGATATCCACTCCACGATACACCCGTGTCAATACCACCGGCGACTTGGTAGGTAGAGTTTAGCTTATCCGCCACATTTATCGAAAAGTAATCTGTGGTTAGTTGCGAGCTATTCAGCGAGAGACCGTTATCCCCGCCCGACGCATAACTGCAAAAACTGATAGCATATTTACCACTTTTAGTAACGGTAATTTCCAACCCTTCGGCCCCGCCGCTGTACCCGGACACGTGATTTTCAGTAAAAAGGTTACCGATATTTTCCTGGACAACACTAAATTGCATTATCTTTGTATCAGTTGAGCCATACCCGGCGTAATTAGATAATCTTAACTGACTTGTAATACGTTCGTCCAGTATCGCCCATGTAGTTGTCACGGCTTGCAATTCTAACATACCATTTATTTTTGGTAGTTCAATATTCTGCATTTCAGTGCCGATGGTTTCGGTACTTTCACCGTCCACGGTTAATACATTGCCCGGTACGGTATGAATTATCTTAATCTTGCGTCCCTGATTATCGGCAAGTGTAGGCAATACCACAGTAACGTCACCACCGGACGTGTCAACACTGTAAAGGCTGTATGCCTCACTATCAGATATTGTATATGGTGAGTCAGTGTCTATAACCACTTTTACCGCGTCACTTTCGTTCGCCAGTTCCTGTATTGTCTTTGTTGGCGCGCTGCCTCCGTTGTCAACAATAGCTGTGAAATTATCATAAATCCGCTCATATTCAGCTTCAAATAATAGGCCATCGTTCGGTGTCGCCCGGTCCCATGTTCTTGTCTTACTTTCGTTATATGCCATTATAGTACTCCTTTATGCGATGTTATCAACAATTATATATTCATAAACAAAACTACTGTTTTTCGGCTTGCCTTCAAAAATATCCTTAACAACTAAGTCACCGGCTGCATTAAAACCGGCCATCTCATCTATTGTATAAGTGTTTAAATTTGCCGCGTCAATTACTACCCTGAAAAATGGTTGTCCGTTCTCATCAATACCAGTTTCGGCAGTGTCTCTGTATACTTCATTTTGTAATCCAGTGTCGTCCGGCTGTGGTTCTCTTGTTGCTCCGTCACCCAGTGCAATCTGAGTAATTGGAAAACTTGAATTGTCCGGGTCCATTAAAGATTTACTGTCAAGTATCCACGACGCATCAAGCAACGTATAGGGTGTTGTATATAAAGTCATCTGGCTTATATTGTCTAGGAAGCGTACCCGAAATTTAGCGTAGACACCCGCGGCCCTGATTTCTCCAATAGCGTCACCCACTTCAAGCGGTACATTTATTTCGTCAATACCCCCCTGTAAAGTACTCTCAACGCTTGCGCTTCTTTGTGTTGTTGGTGCGAGTGGGTCACCACCGTCAAGTAGCATAGTGCCATCTAACAGAACCGCCTCCGACTGACCGTATAACTCAACTGGTCGGAATTTTGCGTTTTCGTCGGTTCCCGCTATCGTACCGCCTATATCCACAAGGTCAGGGATTGTACCACCACTGATTTTCTTAGCGATTGCGACAAACAGGTCGAGTCTATACGTATTATCACTATCGCCCGGTGTTCTCTCCTGATTAACCAGACTCCCTACAATATCATCAAGCGGTAAGCCCGCATTACCGTAAATATCAAATATGTTTTTAAGTTCTATAACAACGGCGTTAATTTCGTCAATCTGAGAACTATACAGGCCCCACAATTTACCGAGCACAGTTGCGGTGTCATTATTGAGAATCGACTTTGGGAATCTATTTAGATAATCAATTGTTGCCATAGTTTAACTCACATTCACTGTTACATTTGCGGTATCGCACCGGGCGTATTCATCGGTAGCAATAACAACTTTTCTTGCGGTTGTTGGTGTCGTCGGGTACTTTGCGACATAGCAGATAATGTCCTCAATGCCTGTAATACCGTCAAAGTTAGCTTCAATCTGCCACGACAACACATCGTCACCAATATCAAGACCGGGGTATTCGATCGATTCACCATCGATGGTATCTACGCCGCCGATAACCTGTACAACTGCGGTCTTGACAGCCGTTATATTATTTGATGTCCAGCCCGTAGTTGAGGTAACATTTACAACCACGTTAATTAGTATCTCGCTCGGCACGTTCCACTTAATTGTGTGACTGTCTCCATTAGCATCAAGTACAATCTGTGATACACTGCCAAGTGGTTCAATACCTCCCGGCTTGCTGTTAAATATAGCCTCTGCTATATCTGTATTAGTTGCTGTCCCTGCAACAATACATTCTATGCTATGTGGTGGTCTACCTTCCCCGTCTGTTATATTTGATGCGTTCTCAACAACATTTGCGCGTGTTACGTTATCAACATTTAACAGTGCTGCTATAATTGCAGGTACGGAGGACCCGCCGGCAACACCTCTTGACTTGTAACGTGCTCTTAGATCGGGGTCACTTTCAATTTCACTACCACCGGTGGATGCAAGAGGGTTGTTCACGCCGGTTACGCCCGCCACCGGACTTACTAATTGTGTTATGGAGTCAGCCGGAACAATACCACCCTCACCACCTACAAGTGCTCGCATTGTAAGCGTAGTTACGCCACTTGCAATTGTACCGCTCGTTATATTTTCAAACTGTATTAGTTGAGCTGTTTGGGCCTGTAGGGCATTTGCGCTTATTGCGGTCCCATTAACACCACTTACCGATAAGTTTACAGTTGCTTTCTGTGCGTCCTGTCTCTTAAGACCTCCCAGCGCAACCGCTCTATCAAGATTAACACCCTCGGCGTTGTCAATATTGTTTACGTAGTATAGATCTTCTAAACCTTCCCATAAATCAGCGGAAACTTTTGCCATGAGCTGCACAAATTGTCCGACCTCCGAAGCCGTGGAAAGATCCACGTCCGGCCCAAAGTATGACGCCGTGCGCGCGGTGTCCTGCAATTCTTCAAGTGCGGTTTCAAAGTCTTTCTTGACAAATCCCTGTAATGTTACTCCATAATTGCTCATATAGTCACCCCTGCCACAAGCAGCCCCTCAGAAGTTTGTAACTTAAAATCTGCTGATATTGTTCTTGTGCTATTTTCGTATGTCACATCTAAATTTATAATCTTCTCGACTCTGGAGTCGGCAAGTATCGCGTTTCTTATAATTATACGAAAGCGTTTTTCTAAAAAATTTCTTTGATTAAATAGGTTCAAATAATCAATTCCGAACTCCTCGGCAAGATACCACTCACCAAGCCACACAGATATACGGTTTTTAATTATCTGTGAAAGTGCATCAACCCCCGTAATAGTTACAAGTTGCCCATCTTCATAAACAAAATCGTTATTTAAAACTTTAAAAACTGATAAACTCATAGTCGCACCTTTTCAACTTTTGATTGCTCCATGTCTGCACTTGTCTGAGTGCCGGGTGTATCCGGTAATGAAGGCGCTCCCGGTGCCGCGGTGGGGTGCTTATGCGTATTATACGTCGATTGTATAAAAGTGTTAAAATCTCCTACAAATTTATCGAATGCTTTCTTTAACTCTTCATATTTCACGGCGTAATCTGTACCCTCATTAAATAATATCTCAGTTTCGGCCACTCTTATTAGGGACCCTTCTTTACCAATGAGTAAACCGTCCTTACTGAAATTAGACTCAGTAGTTTTATTATTCATAAATCCAGATATAATGCAAGCGTTTTCTTGCGAAAATAGTGTGTCACTTGCCGCGCGTGTTTCGTCATTAAGCGCATTTTCTATGTCATGGGTTGAAAACCCTATCCATACATGGTCATCTATAGCGTAATCGGGACGAATGTAGAAGCCGTTTGAATACACAAAAAGGATCGGTAAGTCAACCAGTATGGGAAAGTCGCTCTCTTCGTCCAGTGCGTTTTTTAACTTGAATAACGGCTTTACATCGGCCCGCATTTTTTTCTTGTCAACTTTTGTTATCTTACCGGGTAAACCTAATTGTATCTGACCGGCTCTGTCATTCCAGAAATCTTCAAGGAAATTAGCAAAACTCATATCTCAACCCCTTCAAACTCACATTCATTATTGCCAAAAGTTGAAAATTTCTTTTTACCTTTTCTGATTTTAAAAGTCTTGTCAATACCCTCTGTCTGAATATGTACAACGGATCCGGTAACAAGCTGACACATAAAAAGAGTTTTAAATTTTAGTCCTTTCTGTATTTTCTCGGGCTTTTCAATTAGTCCGGTTTTATATGTCAATAGCACCGCCTTTTTCTGGCCGGGTGTCGATGGCTCCACTGTAAATACACCGTTATTAAAAAAATATATACTGTCTGTATCACGTATGACTTTTTTAATGCCCTGCTTTAAGTAAGACACTGTCAGTCTCTTATATATAAAGTCATTTCCAAGCTCAATGGTGCCCGCATTTATACCGACTTCAGATAACATTGATCTTAGTATCGTACTGGCGGTTGTATTACTCCAGGTCTTATTTATAATCGCATTCGACCACTTTGTAGTTTTATCTGCAACTTTCATTTCTAAGATCTTATCGGCCCCGCTCAACTTAACCTTATAATCCGTAATTTCCCCAACTATGCACGTACCACGATTTTCTTCATATCCTGCGTCAATAGTCATAACAGGATAGACAAAAGAGCGGCCCTGTTTTGTCGCCTCTGCTGCCTTAATTGTATCTAGTGCTGGATTGTACAGTCTTACAATTGCACTTGCGGGTTTGTTATTTTCAAGCGTTTGTTCAAACTCTATAGAGAAAGGCGGTCCTGAGAACTCACGGCCATTTATGTTCAAATCAGCGACTGCATTAAAAAGTGCGTTCATATAAGATATAACCTCACCGGGTCCCCAAGATTTTCACTATTTACACTTGTACTTTCAATTGCATTAGGTGTCAATAGATCCTGTATGTCAAAAGGTATAATATCCTGATTAAGTTCAAGCCCATCAACAACTGCATGATACAGGCTGTTACCGTAGACAATTTTAGTCGTGTAGAGTATTGTTTCGTCCTCATCCAATATATACATAGTGTAAAAATCATTACGCTCATTATAATAAAAATTAAACGTGTAAGTATTCCCTACGGTGAAAGTCTTTTGTACCGGAACTTCGCCAACTGTTAATGGTAAATAGTTAAAACTTTCTGCCATGATATACCTACCCGAATGCTGATTTTAACCAGCTTTTTTTCTTAATCGCCTGAGTTGATCTTGTACCGCCACTTGTAGCGGTCTTTGTTGGCGTGTTTCCTTTCTTGGTTATAGTTGTAACATCTATATCAACAACCGCCGATTCTACTATATTTAATTGTTTTATGCTTATATCAAGGCCCAAGCCGCTTCCGAAACTACCTGATTTATTTCTTGTTATGCTTTCAATTACAACGCTCTCAAAGTCCGTTTCGTGTCCATAATACGTCAATAGCGTCTTATCTGACAACCAGTCGTTTATTGTCTGTAGTCTGTCCTCAATACTATCTTCAAAAAAGCTACCCGGGTTTAATAGTTTTATATCATCATCAGATAAAACAGCAGTAAAACTAAAACCTTTTGGTGACTCTATCACATTATCGGTTACGTCCGCGCCTTTTTCTATTGCATGAGTGGTTATTTTGTTCGTATCACTCTCTTTGGTACTTATAGTGACATTAAACAATACGTCTTTAGTACCATCAGACAGAAATGCTTGAGCATTTCGACCCTGTATAGCGCTGCCAATTTGGCTTACAATATCAACTGCCAACTGGAACCCCCGTTTCATTTCTGAAAACCGTATCAGATAGCCTATTTAATGCATCAAGAACTGCATTCTCCACTTCTTGAGCCGCCTCGACACCGCCGGAAACATAGAAAGGCCCTACACTTATACTCACCGCCCCTCCTGCACCGTTGGGTGTAATAGCCCCCGACTGAGACGGTGTGAATATCTCAGGACCTTCTTCACCAACGAGATAGCTACCACCAGCACGAACAGGTCCACCAGCCGCGCGCGCGCCATCAAGCCCGCCACCATCTGATAAGGACTCAATTATAGTTTGTATTATGGTAATGCCTGATATAAGTTTAAACCCTTCCCAGAGTACTTTTAGTACGCTTACAATACCGTCAACTATTCCCGACATAAAACTTTTAAATCCTTCCCATGCACTTTCTAAAAGGTCAATCAATCCGAAAACCGCGCCACTTACATAATCGATAAAATCACCAATCATTGACTCGCCACCATCAAGCCATGTCATTAAATCTTGAATAAAGAATATTATGCCTGCAATTGCAGCACCAACCAGTAAGGCTACTGCTATAAAAGGAAGCCACGGCGTAACAAAGGCCCATGCAGCACTCGCCGCCATGTACAGCGCAACAACCAGAGCGGTACCAATTAGAGGCGTCACCGTAATTAAAGCAAATTTCAGCAACGCGAGGCCCTCTTCGGTTTCACCCAGCCACCTTAAAACATCATTAGCAATAGCAAGCAGAGGCTTTAATCCTTCGGCGAGCATACCACCAATACGCTCTTTGATATTACCCCACTGACTAGCCGATACATCAAGTAAAGCGTTCGTATCTTCGAGAGTTCTGTTATATTGTTCATTTATTGCAATCGATTCTTTTTGTAGTACATCGAGAATGAAAAGCTCACGGCGTTTTTTAGTTGCCTCATCATAGCCCGCGCCGAGTTTTCTAAATTGGTCTATATGCTTAACTAGAACAGGGTTTTGCTGTAATAATTCAGTTGACCCCGAGGCAATATCTTTTGCAAGTCCCTGCATAGTCATTCCGAGATCAAGCCCCGCAACCGTAGAGAGTTGTTGTAACTGTGAAAGGCTACCTGTAATAAGCTCAACACTGGCGCCGTATTTTTTCGCCTGATTCACCGCCATTGTCAAGTCGCCCTCATTACTCAGGCCCTGACTTGCTTCTATAGCTTCATTTATTGAACCAATTAAGGCCGGGTAGTCATCACCGGCCATATTTTTCATCCTTGTTTGCTGTGTTTCAAGAGTGGCGAAGGCTGTTATCATTTCACCGGCAAGAGCTTTTAGCGCGCCAATTACAGCAACACCGCCAAGAGCTTTTAAAGCGTCCTGCATTCCGACAATGCTTTCTGTTGATTCATCGGTGTTTTTCTCAAAATCATTAAGGGGTTTCTTTGTCTCGTCCTTTATTTTGAGGGTGCCGTATATGTCCCGTACTGATCCGCCAGCCATGATTTACCTTTTCGCTCCTTTTTTTGGTTTAGTCTCTTTTATCTTCCTGTCAAGTGCTGCATTCGCTTCAACAAGTTCGTATTCTGTCAACTGACTTGCTTCTGTGTATGTCAACACTTTATAAACGATAGGCCTCCAGAAATGCCAGTTTCTATCGACTTCTTTTTTAAAGTACGCTCTGTCATTCAGGCTTATCAACTGCCTTGACTTCAATATCTCTTTTGTTGGCAAGGTACGATTCAGATATAGCTTGCCCTCTAAGAAAGGGGGGTAGGATTTTAATCCACACCTCTTCTAACTCTTCAAGATCAATAGTATCAACGCTAAGTTTTGGCCCTTCATCCGGGAAAACAACATGTTCAAAACAGTAGTCAAGCATAGGTAGATTATCCAATGTAATCTGGCCTGTACCATTAACCACAATCAGTTCCTTTTTTAGTTTTAACCACTCACGATTCCCGGGGTGTTGCAATGTATATATTTTTTCATTTACTTCGATAGTTTCCGACTTAATCATTATGCACTACTCCTTATATAAAAGATTTATTAAGGTCCGAACACATCACGACCCACTCAATAGCTGACTCTTCAACGCTAAACTCATCGTCGGGGTCAGTCATAATCCAGCAATCTGAACTAACCGCCGTAAACTTTGAGCTTGACCCGTCTTTTACAGACGCCGCGAACGTTGCCGGGTTTCTCTTCAAAAGATCGAGTTGTTGATTTGCCGGGCTTGTACGTTTCAGTGTGAACGTGATCGTACCCGCATTATTATTATTCTTTGTTCGTGACATTTCACCATACGCACCGACGTGGTTTTTATAAAGCTCGTTGTCGAGCTTTGCCACTGTTATGAAAGTACCATCAAAATAACCGGACACTTTCAATGTACCTAAAGTTAATGTTACCTGATTGGGGTCAAAAGTCCCTAAAAATTTATCCATTGTTCAGTCTCCTATACTGTTATTTTGCCGGTTACTTCCACTTTATGGATAGCGCCCGCTGTGGTATATGTGAATTTAACGTCCGGTAAAGTTCTATTAGCACGGTCAGTGGTTGAAATTTCCGACCTTGCCGGTGTTGTTACCTGATAAATATAAACTTTGTCGTCGCTTAATGCAAAGTCTGCGTCGTCGGTTGCTGCTGCAATGATACCCTGATCGCCCGCTCTTTTCATAACGTCACGAACAACTCCCTCGACCTGAGCAATTCCAGTATTATCAAGAGCAACTTTATTGTTGTTAATAAGCAGAGATAGTAAACCAATTTTTAATTGATCTTCAACCCAATCTTGACCCTGTATAATATCGATGTACTCACCACTTGTTGTGATACCTTCGTTAACATACGTGGCCCCGGCCTGTTCTTGAATTGCCTGCCCGTTGTTGGTTCTGATAGTGTTTAATTCTGTGCTTGTAAAAGTACTGGCATTCTGCCCGTTTAACACTTTCCATTTCCACGTTGCACTTCCGGGGTCCTCTGGTATAACCCGGCCAACCCATGCACAGTCGGGGTAGTCTGTAACCGCGTTATTGTGTATTAAGTACGCTTCCCGGTCAACATTACGAGTGTCAAGTGCTGTGATATCACTCGAGCCGCCGATAAAAAGCTTCGTGTTACTGTTCGCCCATGTACCAACCGCGTTTAAATCTGCTTTTAAACGTGAGTCAATATTGATGGTATACCACGCATCATCTGTGGTTCTGAGTGTTGCAAGTTCCGTTGCATAAGTACCACTGACTCGGATAACTTTTACACTCGATGGTCTTGGCGACTGTGCAAACATTGCACTTGTCATTAAGTATTCAGGGTCGGATGTTGCATACCCGAGTTCAGTTAAATCTGTCAATTCGGATATAGTTTGTACACCGCTTGCAACAAGCGCCCCCGATCCATTAGCCATAATTAACGGCGTGAAAGATGTTTGTGTTAAACCAATCGTACCCCGGCTAATATTTATTGTTATATCATTAATAAATGCCATAGTTTTAAACCTCTTCTATTATGATTTGTTCTTTTTCTTCGCCGTCAATAGTCGGCGTTATTTCTATAGTTTCCACAGCTTCAATAGTCTGTGTATAGGTTCCAGAGTATTCAAAAATAACATCAAAGCCCACCCGATTTTCCCAGAACGCTTCTTGAAAAACAGAACGGTCTTCGGGGGCGGTTCCAATAAGTCTTACTATAATATCGTAAGTCTCGCAAAACTCACGGCCGTCAATTGACTTGAACCACTGTATTGCCTGATTGACATACGTGTTTAAGTCGGTTATACTATTCTTATCTATAAATGATAATGATATCGTTGCGCGGTTCTTCTCATATCTGGTAATGTCCGCACTTGTCGGGTCTGTTGCGTTTTCAGTTACAGTAGTAATGTCCTGGTAGTCGTGCTCGTTTTGAGTATTGATATTCTTATACGATAAGTAAGGATATTGCGACACATCCGCCATAGTATCGGCACGTAGAAAGTAAATACTTAAATTACTTGCAAGCTCTTTTATAATCTGTTTTATGTTGTTAGCCGGAATCATGCCTGTATTTTCTTCCCTATGTACATCGTAAAGCCGCCGTCAAAATTACGATTTGACCACTGATCGATCCTGTAGTCACCATCGGTCAATTGTATAATGCTTTTCTTTGCTACTGTACCGCTGCCAAGTTCATAAAATTTTCTGTCCTGTAAAGTATAGGTACCGTTAGTATCATAACGCAAATCTTTCATAGATAACGGAAACACACCCAGCTCAACTGTACCGCTTACAAAGGTTTCTACATACTCACCGTCAACAACACTTTCAGAGTGGTGTTGAACCGTTACCGGAACAAGGTGTTTGATGATTGATGTGTATACGCTTGTTATCATACTACTCTAAAACCTACACCCCTTAATAAGTTACCATCTACAATTAAAGTCTTATTCTTGCCACCTTTCTGTTGCGTTGTAAAAGGGTGGTTTTTTGGTTTTATATTTGACGATATACTCTTTCTAATTGCTGCAACTAGCAACACGCCCATCTGTTCAGTAATCTGTTTTTCTTTCACGTCAAGATTGAAGATATCTTTTGTACTATCTTCATATATTTTAGCAACTGTCTTTTTGTTATCAAAAGTATTTCTTAAAAATGCACGTTCGGGTATTGTTATGTGTTTTGTATTCTTCAATAAATAAAGCCCCTGACTTGCAAGGTACTTTCGCATTTTAGCAGTCACTTTTATTTTCATGCCGAACTCATTAACTCCGGCAATCATATTTAAGTGACCTTTACCTATAACACCGCCGCGCACCTCAGTCGCTTTGAAATTCTTCATGCGTTTTAAAAGATCTGGTATTCTGTTAACATCTTTTAAATCTGACATTATAAAATCCTGTTATCCATGCCAAGGATACTATTTAATAGCTGTAAATACAGACGCTCCCACTTGTTTGTATAAGGCCCGTCTAAACTAGAGCCACCACCGCCCCAACTGACAGAAACATCCGCTACACTCTCGCCGGTTTTATCGGTGTTAAGATAACCGCCCGATGACATAGACGACCCTGTTTTATACCGCTGTAATCTGCTAAACTGTGCGTGATTACTCGACACGCCCTGTAATTCAATCTCTTGTTGCGCATCATCAAGGTATAGCTGAAGAGTTCCCGAGTCAACACCAGTCAACTCGGGAAACATAACAACTAAGTCGGTTGTAGTGGCAAGGGCCATTAAATGCCCTTGCCTATATAAGCGCCGGCTGGGTGTCTGAAAAGAACACCACCGAAACTTTCTTTCACTGCCTGCTCCATAGTTCCAACAATGTCATACACAGGATCAAGAAGGTTGATATCTTCTGTAACTGCAAGTTCTACAACTTCTGGGTCATTGTCAAGCACCATAAAGTAATTGACAGTATCACCATTATTAACAGCTCGCATAACTCTTGATTTTATGATAGTTGTAAAATCAAAGTTCGCCTTGATCCAGTCATACACTGTCATAGTAGTTTGATCGCCGTAAGGCTGTCTTAGTAGATTGAAACTCTGTGGGTCCATCGCAAGAGCACGGCCAACAAAAAGTCCATCCGCCTCAACCGTGTCAACCGCTGTTCGGATATCTTTTATAATTTCGGCTGGGGTCTTGTTTGACCAGAGTCTTTTTGCGGCCGCGTCGGCTCCAGTAGCGCCCTGAGCAACGTTCTCTTTAGTACCTAGATCAGTGCCGTAATAATCCGCACTGAAAAGTCCTTTAATACCATAATCAGCATCGCCAACAAAAGATAGTGCATTTTCTGTTTCAAAAATGAAACGTCTTGCGCTCTGCACTCTTGTAGTATCAAGCTGAACGCCCGGGCCTTTTCCCAGCGCGCGTTTGGCCATTTCGGCTTCCCGTTCTTTTTTAGTCCATCGAATACCGGTCGCAATATCGTAAACTTTTTGAGTTATACGACCGCCTTTCTCACCGACAAACTCAATGTCTTTTGCGCTCGCACCATGCGCGAGAATCTTAGCACTGCCCTGTCTCTGGTAGTAATCATAACCTATCTCACGCGCATAAGGTGCGTAAGAAGTGTTAAGCTTTAGCAACTTACGTGCTGCCATTTCTTCTTCTCGAGGTGTATATAAGACATTTTCTATCTGTAGAAAATCATCTTCTGTAAATAGTCCGCTTTCAAATTTTGCCATAGTTAACTACTCCTTAAATCCTGTTTTAGGTATCTGCACTTATTGAAAAGGGTGGTGCGATATAAAGTTTTGCAACTGTACCGCTTGCCGCGTCGCTTCTATACTCGGCCCCGGTTAATGCAACTGTCTTTCCAGCATCAGCAGTTGTGGCAAAAGAACCTGCAACAAGATTACCGCTTGCGGTGTGTCTGATTCTTACTGTATCGCCTTTAGATACTGCTTCTTCAACATACACCAGTATAGTACCCTGAGTCATAATACCTGCGGGGTCATACTGGTTATAAGCAGAATTATCAAGGTCGCTTGCTTCTGTAGAATAGGCCGCGACCCCAACAAAAACGCCGCTTGCACTTGCATATATCTTAACTTCTGTCTCGTTGTCAGTTCCTTCCATAACAGCACGACCGAACTTTATTCCGTCCTCTTCTGCTGCATATGATTCAATTAAATTCATAGGGTTATGTTCGGGTATACGCCCGGCCCCTAAACTTTTACTTGTGTAAAGTGGTTCTTTAGGTATTGCCATTATTCAGCACCCCCATAAATATTCTGTAGTTTAACTCTTTTTTCCTGAATTACGTTTCTGTCAACTGTCATGTCAATTTTACGCTCTTCTTTATCCGCGGTTAAATTTGCTTTCTCTCTTAGCAATTCACACGCTGCATCGTATCTTGCGTTAATTGCATCAATACTCAATGCACCTACGTCAACACCTTCCTTGAATGGTAGGCCTTTAGCAATCACTTGCAACTTAATCTCGTCATTTGAGAGCCCATCAAAAGACATGTCTTTATCAACACTTTTTGCAAAGTCGATAATGTCCGCTCTGTCCCGTGCAATCTTTGCCGCCTGTTCAGGAATTGAGTTTTTCAACTCTTGATACTGCTCCTTCCAACTATCAACGGACGATTGAAGTGTATCAATAGCCCCCTCAAGTCTTTTAATTTTCCTTTCCTGAGATGAGTCTGCTTTAATCTCATTGAGTTCTTTTTCTAACTCGTCAATTTTAAGCGCATCCGCTTTTATGTGCTTTCTTAAGAGCATGAGCTCGTCGTGTATCTCCTTATCAACTGAGATATCGATCGCGCTGTCAAATTTACGATAAGAAAATTTCTTTCCCGATGTACTTTCGTCTGCATCGGTTTTCTTAATTTTATCACTCATAGTTTGTCCTCTGTCTACATGTATTTTTACGTCACGTCCCGCCCGCCCTCTGTCAACGTGGGCTACGTGGTTAATTACAATGTTTGTTTGTGCTCTGTCATATGCCTGACCGTTATACTCTCCGCCCTGCATATCTGTATTATGTGTAAATCCAATTGAAACCTCTCGCATATTTCCAGCCTGAATTTCATTGATTAGCTCACGGTCATATATTGTCTCGTATGCCACAAGTTTATCATTTTCAATTTTTGGCTCTGAGATATTCCCTTTTACATATTGACTATAGTTTTCTGAGTCGACCAGAACCGGAGTTACATTATCTGATGCGCGGGGGTGATCCTGAGTCCGGGGGTCCCCAACAACCGGCGCCCCTTTAGCGCTGTCAATAGTTGTCTTAGAAAATAAGTCCTGTGGAAGTTTAGCGTGGTAAATTATTTGGCCATCTTCGACGTATGGAAACACACCGGGCTTTGCAATTGTTACTTTAGCTTTGAGGAAACCTTCTTGCGTTTCCAATACCTCAAAGTCGCCTTTATCATATGTTATATCATAAGTACCCATAATAAAAAAATGAGCATATTTACATAAAATTACAAGTATTTTTTGCAATGAGACATAAAAAAGTTAGGCAATGAAAAGTTTTGGATCGATAGGATCGTAGATATAACTATCCAGACTATTTTTGCGTTTCTCCAGCAGTTCTTTCCATGCATCAATAAAATATTGATCTCCCTCTTTCTCCCAGCGTTTATAGTCTGTTATCTGAGGTTTATCTGAATCGTAGCCGTACTTTTCAATGAAGGTTTTACCGATATTTATTCTTTTAGATTTCATCTGTTCAAATTCACGGTTGGGGAAGTGTGCATAAAACAACTTCGTTGCATCTGCTATGTGATTTCTTTTTGATATAATAAGGTGGTGGCCGTCGCCCCACTTCATACCATCGCACCATTTCACAAAAACTTTTGACTGGGGCCTCGGTGTCTGTTCGCGATATTTCCACCGGATGAAAAAATTAGTGTCGCTGTCATCATCTTTAATTGACGGCTGGTAATCAATCCACTTACACTTGATATACCCGTATTTATGGCGGTCATGAGGTTGTATACATTCCTGTATTGTTAAACCATTAGGTATCTTTAATATTTCATCGGCGTCAATTGGCAAGATCCAGTTGCAGCCGTCTCTAAAAGCCTGCTCAGAGGCTTGATTAAAAAACTCTGCCTGCATATATCCGGTGTTGTAGTCTTCGATTCTTACAATACGGGCATCTTTTTTTAGTGTCTCGAATCTATTAACTTCTTGCCGTGTTTCATCATTACTCAAATTATGTATAATATAAAAATCACGTATGCCAATATTATAATAATAAATAAGGTTATTAAATATTAACTTCTCTTCATGCTTAATTCTTGTAATATAAGCTATTTTCATTTCATAAAAAACACTGAGTTTTTTCTGTACCAGTTATATATTACATCATTGCCACGAATCCAGTTTGATACTTCCTCAATGTGTCTATACCCGCGTGCCTCAAATTTCTCAATCCAGTATTCAAGCGGTTGACAGTTTATATGGTTTATACCCGGCTGGCCTACCTGAGCGGCCGAGAAAAGTATATTATCTGAATGGTTACATAATGTATCAATCAAATTATCGGCGTATTGTATGTCGATATGTTCAGCCACTTCCATTGACGTGCAAAGGTCATATTTAACTTTTGACTCAATAACATTTTCAAGATTTCTATACTCAATAAATTTCTTATCGACCTGTAAACTACTCTCCACGTGTTCGCCGTCTATGCCGCGTATATCGAGGCCCATCTCATAACAGCCAGAAAGAAAAGAGCCACCACCGCAACCAATATCAATAATATCAATAACTGTTATATACCTCTGTAATTCAGGTATAATTATCTTTGCGTAGTTATAACCGTTGTCTCTTATTTTTTCATACAGCGCCGGTTTGTATTGATTCTTTAAGTTCTCCAAGTATGTTACCCCCTGTTTACTTTCTTTTGATCTTCTAACCAATCACGAAACTCTTCTGACTCTCTATGAAATTCATCAATCGACCTGCCCTTAATCTTTATTATTGGATCAATTGGTCGCCGTCCATTAGAGTTGAACATGTAGAAGTTGTACTTATCAAGATCCCTATCAAGAATCTCTATATTATAATTATCTGGGTTATTCCAGACATCCGACCCGGGGATCGGTACAAATGCAGTACACGCAACAATCGAATAAGGCAGCCTTGACAGGTAATACTTGTTATACTCAATTGTTTTACGTGTCTGGAAAGGCGTTCTTATCATCATTAAGATTCGAGTTTCAAAGTCACATGCATGAGACAATTCAAGTGCTCTTATATTGTCCGCAACTGTAGTGCCTTTTTTAAGACCTGTTAAAACATCGTCGTCGAAACTCTCAACGCCAAACGATAACTCTTTGCAACCCGCGTCATGCATAGCGCTTAACATTTCACTATCAAGAGGTTTCACTCTGCATGACACACGCCAGTAAACGTTAAGCGGTGCTATGGTTTCACACATTGCAAGCACTCTTTTCTTATCAATCATAAACATATCGTCTGAGAACCTGAATTGTCTTATCCCGTAATTGTCGCGAACGTGTTTTATCTCAGCGGCTACTTCTCCCGCCTCCCTCAATCTTACCTTGTCATTTAACGCCGGTGCCGTACAAAAAGCACACTGACATGGACAGCCTCTTGACGACAATATGATCGTACTTTCGCCGGCTGCATATTTCTTATTATATGCAAAAATATCACCGCCCTGAGAGTCCTGCAATAGATGTCTTGCTGGATAAGGCAGTGCATCAAGGTAGCATACCGGACGATTGCCATAAAACGTTTTCAAACACTGGTTGTTCATGTCGTTAAGCATATCCAATATAACATATTCACCAGCTCCCATACAAACCGCGTCAAAATATTTAAAATCTATATATTCTGTCGCAAGGGTGCCCGGCCCACCTGCAACAACTACGCTATCCGGACGGTGGTCCTTAATTCTTTTTGCGAATCGATTAGCTTGTAGCACTTCCATAGATGTCATGGTTATTCCGTACATCTTAGCATCCGGGAGACCTGCAATTGCTAAGTCATCATCAAGAGCAGCACAGTTATATATAGTGACTTCATAGTCGTGCAACTCAAGCATTGACGCTAAGTACATCAACCCCAGGGGCGCCTGTGCGTCCGGGTTGTTTAGATACGGCTTAGGTAGATACACTAAACATACATCAAACATCAAGCAACCTCTCTATAACCGTTATTCTTTTCAGGTTTATTTTAGATAGGTATAGGTTGTCCATGATATAATATTTGGATAACTCAAAATTATCTTTTCTTTTCCGGCCGTCCTTGATTAAACTATCAAGATTGACATAAAACTCTTTTGCATCTCTGTATCGAATAAGCCCCGGTCTTTTCCACTCTGGCAGGTCGGGGCCTATACATGTAGCCCCTGCATACGTGCCTTCAATCCATGCGATATTCGATTTACCAACATTAAACCGGTTAAACTGTAGCGGTACGAACTGAATAGCCGGGTTAGTGTTTTTTATGAATTTAAAATACTTCAGTACAGGTAATTCTTTCTGATTGTAGTGTTTGTCGATCCCATCTGTCATATACCATAGATCATTACCAACGAAACACCACCCCCACTCAGGGTACTCTTTAGCTAACTTAAAAACCTGTTCGGCAACGCCCAACAAATCCTGTCTATGTGTCTGGCTACCACGCCACAACAACGCCTCTTCTCTGGATGGTTCATCGGGCAGAATGAAATTATAGTCATTAAATGCATTCTCAATAACCACAACATTATCGTTATAGTTAGAATATACGTTCTTCAATTCAGGGGTTGCAACTGTAACAATATCGGCAAGTTGTACGCACTGAGCAATAATTTTTTTCACATCAAGATTAAACGTATCGTGACACGGGTTATATTCCGGAATATCGAATAAATTATCATCATAATCAACCCATAACTTGACATTAAAATCTTTTGCTATTCTACACGCTGCTAAAAACTCTGGTCCCGCCGGGCGTTCCAGATATAGTATATCCGTGTCCGCTATGGCGTGCCATTCGATCTCGTCTATTTTCTGCACGTCTATTTTTGAGTTTAGTTTGTGTAATTTGGAAAACGGCCCCATTGACCTGTAATAACTACACGCCCCGTGAGGATATTGTACACCGACTTTAATTTTTATCATAGTTCTCCGACCTCTTTTTTAATTTGTTCTATATTTTTATTTATTGCCGTTCCCGGCGTATTGACTAAATAACTCATTGCATTCTTGCATTGCCACGTTATAGTCCGTATAGGCATATCATATTTGCGCTCAAGCTCTCTCTGTGATAACCCGCGATAATAATCAATGAATAGATCAACGTTCAACCTGTCACCTCTTCGCGTGTTGGTTCAGGATAGCACCTACAGTTATAATCTTCACCCGGGTGGGCTGCTCCCGGCTTTGTAAGTAACCCGGTATAAGCAGCACCGCGCGTCCATGAAAAAACACGACCCTCCAATTCTGAGTGTGTCTCTCTCACTGCATTGTCCCCAACTGTACGCCATATGTAATTGGCAAACCCCGCGCTTGATTGCTGCTCTTTTGTGAACTCCGCGAACGCATTCCCGACCTGATCGCGTGCCCAGAACTTAGCTTTTTTAATGTTGCCGTCGGTATGCTCCAGCAGTGTTTGACTCAGCTCTTTAATCGACCCGCCTTTAGTATATGTGTCAATTGCGGCCTGTGAAATACCATCAATATACTCACTGCCCAGACTTTCAACAAGCAGTATATTTTTCTTTATTGTATTGCCTACAAAGTTCTTGTACAACTCACTATTCGACGCAATATCTATGGCCTCAATTGCCGATGCTTTGTTTATACCACGTAAGACTTTTATTGACTTCTTAATTGTCGAGGTCGCCCACTTGCTCACCCCTGCAACTTCTTTTGTTATTGGCTTCTGTACTGCCTTTGCTGCAATCTTATCTATCTGTATATCGTACAGTCTATTTATTGCGAGTTTGAACTCTGTTATAGTCGCGCTGTTCTCATACGCTCGCTTTATCTCGGGTATGGCAAGACGCCCGAGTCGTGTTATAGCTTTGCTATATGTACGCTCGAATGCCTTCTCGTATTGTTTGGGAAATTTATTCTTTGGATTCGCCAATTTCTTCTATATCCTCTATCTCTTCTTTTTTCACGTCCTCAATAACAGGCTCGACAATTTCAGGCTCCTCTAAATTCATAACCCGCATTATCTCGTCAAGATCTTCTTTGCTATCGTCCATTTCAAGCCCTGTATAGCGTGGGTCAAGCTCCCTCACTTCTTGCGGTGTTGCTTTTCCTATTGTAACGTCTATCTGGTCACGTTGCGCGCCCCTTAGGTCAGTATCGGCCTGACTCAGTGGGTCGAGCTTCCACAAGCTATTCCACTCAAATTCATAATCAAGGTTTACAACCTCACTCCCCAGTGTTGTCATAACCTCACCGGTCGTTTCATGTACAATCATATCAATAAATCTTTCAACGATAGGTGTTAACTTATTCTCCTGTAATTGTGCTATATTTGCATAGTAATTTAGCGTATCATACTCGCCCGCTGTGACAACTCCATGCGACTTTCCAAGCAATATATTTTTTGGTATACCTGAAAGACCCGAGAGATTATCGAATATAAAATCAAATACCTCTCTTATCCCGGTGACATTAAATATCATCTTTTGAAAATCTTCATTGCTTGCAAGACCAACAACACTGTTAGTCTCCATAAAATGCTTCATCTTGTAAAGGAATTCGTATTTCTCGGAGGGTGGCAGGTTGGTAAACATATCAGATTTAAATACCTTTGTTACAAGATCGGTCATAAGTCGAGACACAGACCACAACGCACTATCCTGTGCAACAATCGCATCATAGCAGTTATCAAGCGCCGTATATCCCCGTAATAATTGCCAATTAAAATCATCGACTAAGTGTATCAACCGTGACTCATGTACATCTTGACCATTGATCGCGTATTTAATCTCATGATAATCTTTTTTAGTGGGGTCCTGTTTATTGGCAACATAGAATTGCACACTCTCGACTTCATCAATAACATTCAAATAATCTATACGTCGTATAACACCCGGTAAAGGTTTACTGAGATCCTGTATGTTTTGGCCTATTGTACCAATAAAGATAAGACCGCCTTTTTGAAATTTCCTTGAATTGGCAATACATTGTTCAAGTACTCCCTGTAACCCTATCTCTTTTAATCGCTTTTCAATCATTCGACTAATGTTCTGATCTTCTGTGTCCATGTTGGTTGAAACGGTTATCCATTCACGAACCGCATCATTAGCGGGGGCGTTAACAACAGCCTGCACGAACCCGTTAGCATAATATATATTGTCCGACTCACTGGCCACCCTGATTGTAAAGTCGCCACGCATACGACGTGTTATATCCGTACTGCTGCCACGACTCATTTGAGGGTCTGTGAATCCATCGGTTTTTACTTCTTTTTTTCTTCTAAAATTATCTATAAATCCCATAATTTAACCATACCTGTTTAGTAATTTATTACCGCCGATTTTCAACTCACGACATAGCCCCGCGAGTGCATCGGGTGCGTCGTCGGGTTCTTCACCTTCCTGATAATCCAACACCTGACTTAAGTATTCGGGTTGACAATCATCTGCAAAGTGGAGAGCGTCCCAGCCTGCTTTAACATAATTTAAAATCCTGATATGTTTGTTCTCTTTTTCGTGCCGCTCAACAACTGAGGGCCACTTTTTTCTAAACTCTATAACGCTTAAACCCTTGTCCGCGTTACTCTCCACAAACATAGTCCCGCACCCATAATCTTTTAAAATATTAACTATAATTCCATACAAGTCAACCACATTTTTTTCCCACACCCAGCCACGTATAATTGTCTTATCAATTGTCTGTGCTGCCATAGCCAGCGCTGTGTTATTATCACCTTTGTATGACGGGTCAAGATATGCAACACACTTCTTTATTTTTGATTTCTCCGGCCAAGGTGTATATACAGGCTCATCGAATGTTCGGCCCTCATCGGTTATATGTTTTAAGTAATAGTTTGCAGACACCAGCGACTCAGTATTGCCCTGCCTCAGTTCTTTCATTGTTGCAGGTAGTTCTTTCTTAGTAAAGCCCGGAATGTCAATAGTACCTACCGGGTAGACGTCGGGCTTCGGACATATAGTCCAGGCGTCATCTTCATGCCATGGGGTACCGCTGTAGTATATCTGACCATGAGGTTTCTTAACAATATTCTTTAATTCACGTATAACGTTCTTTGTTGCCTCGCGTTCTGTCTTGCTTATCCTATCTTTTATACTTACAATATCATCGGGAAAAATAAAATCATAGTGGCCACCAGTCATGTTGGATGTCACGCCTTTGGCTTCAAAATTCCCTTCTGGAGTTGGTGATGTTTTAAGTGTTGTCTGTGCTGAGGTCTTTGACCATGTTTCCGTTTTTAGTTCATTGGTGTTATATAAAAATTGTGATATATATATTACTTCTTTAGTCAAACACATATCTGTAACAGTCTTAACAATTTTCTGTGCGTCACTGTCTGCTTTTCTTAAAAATAAAATTGTTGCGTTGGGGTCGTAAAAAAGATGGTACCATAAAGCACCAACAATAAGTATTGCAGTTGTCTTGTAGGAATTTCGGTGGGCCTGCATTGCTTTTTTATCCTTCCTTATCCATGCATCTTTAATCCACTCACTATGTAGCTCAATCAAATCTGAATAGCCCAGATAGTGACCAAATACATGCGGCTTGCGTATAAACAGTTCGATATCGTCCCATGTTATCGGGTTGCTCATTTATCTAATATCACCCGCTATTTATGCCTTGCTACAGCCGCATTCGCCCACATTACACATTCTTCAAGCTTTGTCAGTGCGATTGACCTTTCTCTGCTCACCGGGCAATCTGTCTCAACCACAACGGCCATCCTCATGGCCATGTCCCTGATTTCTTCATAGGAAGAAATTTGAATATCTTTTGGTTTATGATAGGTAAAATTCTTTTTAATATCCATTGTATACCCCAACTTAATTATTATTTATTCTTTTTTCTTATCTTATCAAGTTTATCCAATATCTCTTCATTAACAGTCAAATCAATATCGGTTTTATCGCTCCACTGTTTACGCCGCCTATTGTGTAACCACATACGCTGTGCGTTATAGTCAGGGTCAACTTTTCTTGTATAGGGAACTTTAACTTCTTTGCCCATATGTTGAAAAATCTTTACTGCCTCTTCATCATTCCAGCCAAGAGCCTTACGCAACAAAGCCGCCTCGACGAGATCATCAACACCCATCTTCCCTTCTTCTATGGCCGCCGAAAATTCAGGTTGCTCTTTCTTCCATTTCCTGAATGTACTATCTGTAACTTTCATCTCTTTGGCCATCTGTTTTTCGGTCAAGCCTTTATCAGCGAGTAGCCGCGCGAACATCGGGTGTATGTCCGGGTTGTACTTTGTGCGTCTACCCCGCTTTAATAACTCTTCCTGTTTTTTTCGTGCTGTCATACTACTTAGTAAATTCCTCTCTTGATCCATTCATGTCACGCTCGAAATGTATGTCATAATACTTTACACTCCATACACCGCTATAAGAATCTGCACCCGAAAACAAATTGCTTACATTCCCAGTATCTCTATATATCTTACAATCAAAAGTAAACGAAATTGTTTCATCAGTAAACAGTCCTGTAGGTAAGTTGAGATTTGTTATCTGCTGCAAACTACCACTTGTATAAGTAAAAGCACTATCGCTAGCAGTTAAAGCCTTAAGTGTAAAAGAACTTGGCACTAACTCCCCATTGCTATAAAACCTATATGCCACCAATATATTAGGCATTGCATCGCTGGTTTGAATCCAGTGTATATGGGGTCTTAAATCACTGCCTATTTTCCATGCATGTGGAGCCTGTATAACTACATTAGCAGGCTCCTCTGGGTATCGTGCGTTATCTGCAAAATCAACTGTCAATTCATCATAATTATAATCAATACGACCGCTTGACGTATCCAGTCTCGCAGCAAATAAAGGCTGGCTTATTTCATCCCATGTAGTCGAATCTCCATTATTAACCCACGTACCATCGGGTTCAATCTCAAAATAGTTACCTTCACCGACTGTACCGATCTTTGCAAGAGCACCGCTTATCAAACTTTGCCACACACCCATCATACAAACTCCAATATTCCGCCGTTAAGCGGATAGTATACAAACCATACATGCATCTTAAAATCAATCAGGCTATCTGTTGTAGTGAAATTAAACCTTATGAAAGTGTCCGCACCGTTTTTTTGTGTCACCACAAAGGGGACTGCTATTTTATTGGTTGCTTCTAAAACTCTTACCTGATTTGCCAGAGACACGCTATAAATATTAGTAGAATCTTTATCCTTTGTAAAAAACGTCCCCACCGGAGCGCCACTCAATACCGCCCCCGGGGTTTTAGTCAGCTTGACGCTTGTGGTCCCATCCCACGTATCTGCATACACGTCTGTCATGTTGTTGAGTGTAGTAACCTCAGTGATTATCGCCCACTGATTCAGAACTCGCACTGATCCGGTAACCTTAAAAACAGGAATTTGCAAAACACCTGTTCCGGTTATTCTTACTTCTTTCTCCATGATAAGTCCAGTGCCCCGTTTTAGAAACTCATACCCGGAGTTATATGGTATGCCCGCCGGAATAGCCCTGGCCAGTATTTCTTTCCATACTGACATTATTGAGCCACCACTTTTAGAGTTGTTGTACCTGATTCATTGACCTGTCTTACCGCCGTAATCTGTATTGCTACATCCTGAGAAGTGCCTGAAACCATACCTAAGTCCCAATCAACCGCCGTTGCAGTATCGGCATAAATGCTGTCTAAACTGTCTGTGGTCGCCTGTAGTTTGCCGCTACCGCTTGATATAAGCAACGTACAGCCCATTCCATCCGTTCCATTGGGCTTGAGCACCCATCTTCCATTTCCGGGGCTTGAAAGCGTTTCTTCGTGATACCACGATTTCTCGTCCTTTTCGTCGTTAATGCTGGGTCGCTGTTCGGTCATGTTAATATACGCCATAATCCTATCTCCAGTTTTTTAGAAATATAACATAGCTCTAAAATAAGTCAAGCAAAAAAACACTAAAAAGACTATACAGAAGTTAAGGAAAAAACACGGTCACACAGTCACGAAAAAACGGCTCCCGTATTCCTTATATATCTATATATCTATATCTATACATATATATATATTATGTATATATTCACTTTTCTGTCCGCCGAGGAAGGAATTAGCGCGTTTTTTCGTGACGGTGTGACGTGTGTTTTTTTATCTTCTTTTATGTTTTTTTGTTGACAAATAAAGTGTAGTAGTGTTATAAGTATGTCTTTAATAATATTAAATTTAATTGGAGGGTTCTACCCATGTATACAAGAATAAATGTATCGATAGACGTTATGTTATGCGAACGGATAAATAAGTTTTGCAAAGACAACCAGCTTAACAGGTCCGCAAAGACAGCGGCGTTATGGGAAAGGTATATTAAAGAGCAGGAGCAAAAACAGACCGACGAAAACAAATAGGTTTTAACACATAACGGAGGTTTTATGAAACTTAATGCTATTGATAAAAAGGATGCAAAGACATTCTTTAATGCTTTATATGGTAAAGATATAAAAGTTACTTTTTCGTTGTTGCATGAGAATAGTTCAAAAGTACCTGTTGAACTTTATGACACTATTGATAATATATGGAAAGATATTGTACCTGCAAATACGCAATCAGAGTATAACATATTTTTTGCGGTAAATCGCACATTGAGTAAGAAGCGCGGCGGTAATGTAACTAAAAAATTAAACGCTCTTTTCATTGATATTGATAATAATAGTCTGCCAACTAACTGGATTGTTGAGCCTTCTATAATTACAGAACGGGAAGGCGGCAATGGTTACCATGTCTACTGGTTAATAGAAGAAATCGACATATCACCCGACGCACTGCTCGCATGGCAGTCTGTACAGAACAAACTTATAAGTTTTTATAACGGTGATCCACAATGTAAAGACGTGTCCAGAGTTCTGAGAGTGCCTTATACATATAATACTAAAGTAAAATATGATAAACCTTTTAAATATGTTACAAAAGAATTAAATGAAAATAAATATACTCTTGAATATATGGTAAGTATTTTTACAGATAGTGCAAAAATTTTAAAACATGTAAAAAACATTGTCAGTAAGAAATATAAAAACGGAGTTTCGGAAGGCGAACGCAACGGCGCGCTTTTCTACATAGGCCAGCTTTTTAAATTGTATGGCATTGAACGAGACACAACCGCAACACACCTTGATAAGTATAACCGTATTTTAGTTGACAGCCCGCTTGATGATAAAGAGCTTGAGAGTATTATAAATAATGTTTATAAGTACGGGGTACCCGAAGGTGTGAAAACCATTGAACGTGAGATTGCCGAGCAGAAGAAAAAAGATCATGTTGAAAGTGTGCTTGAGTCATGGTATTACATTCAGGACGTTAATGTCTTTGTTGACATAACCGACCCCGATATGTCGTCATATACAAAAGAAGTTTTTAACAATATTGTCGCTAGGTCAACCGGAATATTAAATACCGCTTCTTTTGCGTTCGTACATAATCTTATAAAGCAGTTGAAAAATTTTGTGTACGAACCTGAACGCGAACCTCTGTTTGAAGAAAATGGTCAGGTGTATTTTAATATGTGGCGGCCTACAGCGTTACTCCCAACAAAGAAAAAACCCAAATGGTTTATCGATCACATAAAATATTTAACGAATAATAATAAAGAAGAAACTGACCATGTATTAAATTATATGGCCCACATTGTACAGTACCCGAGAATTAAAATAAACCACGCAATACTTTTTATAAACAAAAGACAGGGGTCGGGGAGATCCTTAATTCTTGACGTGCTAAAAAAAGTACTGGGTGAGCACAACACACAGGAACCGGGCAATAATACAGTTGGTGAGAAATATAATGGGTGGTGCCGGCACTGTCAGCTTGCATTTATTCAGGAGTTGGATCAAGGAGAGAATAAGCGAGGGTTTGAAAACAACGTAAAATCTCTGATTACTGAAAGTAGAATCCACATAAGAGAGATGTATCAGAATCCATATTATATAAGAAACTATTGTCATATAATATCATCATCCAATAAGAATCACCCGACATATTTAGAACGTGAAGAAAGACGGTGGTTTATTGTGAAAACTGAGTCTGAAAACAAAGAAAATGAATATTATAAAAAGATGTATGAGCATATAGAAAACGACTGCGGGCAGGTACTGCATTTTTTACAGAATAGGGATTTAACAGATTTTAACCCGAAGGCCAAGCCCATGACAACAGATGCAAAAAGGCAGGTGATAGAATATTCTGAAAGTGATTTTATCGGGTATGTACGCACGGCAATAGAAGAACACCTTGAACCTTTTGAACATGATATAATTATGTTTTCAGATGTATCTAATTTTCTACGTGATCGGTATAAACACTTTTATAAAGATGGCAGACTAAAACAAGCTTTTGAGGATCTGGGGGTGTTGCCATATGGACAAGTGAAATTGAACGACGGTAAAACCAAACGCTTTTGGGCCGTGCGAGATCATGATAAATGGTTTACAGGGGATAAGAAAATATTGAATGAAGAAATAAGAAACATGTATATAGAAGAAAATGCAGTTTTTAATTAAGGGGTACAGTATGCATATAATAAAAAGGAGCTAAAATGAAATGAAGTGCGTAAAATACAACGGCGGTGTTATAAACCTTGAACATGTTATAAAAATTGTGTATGGTTACGATGATACAGTAAGGGTACATTATATTAAGCTGTTTTACAATACAAATGATATGGATGATAGATGTATCTATCCTTCATATATTCCTTATCGGGACATAAAAATAAGGGATAAAGCACTAAAAATAATAAACGAACTTATGGAGACAAAAGAAATATGAGTATAATAGAAGAAACTGAATTAAAAATACCGTGTGAAATATATTCAAGAGTTGTTGGGTATCACCGCCCGGTTAATCAATGGAATAAAGGTAAACAGGCAGAATTTAAAGTAAGATCGACTTTTAGCATAGATGAAAAAAAGTTAGAAAAAAGAGAAAAAATTTAAAAAATGTCTTGACGAAATATGTTTTCCTTTATATATTATATGTATAAGAAAGATTAACCCCGGTGGCGTGGTTAAACGGCAAAGCCGGGGGAGATAAAATAATAAACATACAGAAGGGGGGCGACATGCAGATAGTAAAAGTTTCTGGTGACTGTGATCTTGAATACTCAATGCGAATTTCCCTTGACGAGCAATTAAAAGACGTGGACGAAATTATGTTTGATCCTTCAGCATGTAAATATATTTCATCTACCTTTATAGGTTTTATGCTCAATAGGAGCAGAGAGATAGACGTTACTGTTCTCGCGTCGGAATATGTTTATAATATATTAAATCGAATGGGGTTAGTTGATGTTTTAAATGTTTATGGAATAAACTAAAAGTGAGGTTTGCTATGAAAATTATAATAAATCTCAAATTGCAACACAAGTACGAAAGTAAAAGAAGTTTCATAAAGATTAAATTAACAAGAAAAGAAAAGAAGATTATAAAAAGTCTGGAGAATTTTAATTCCGATGCTTTTTATAAAATGACAGGGCATAGAATATAAGGAGAAATAACTATGAAACAATCGATTAACAAAAAATTTAGTTTTGGCTTTGGTCAGTGCAAAGTAGTAATTACTGATAGTTTTTTGCAATATAGAAGGCCCGGGGCGGGGTGGTGCTTTACTGACCTCGACGATAACCCCGCGGTTAACTATGAAGAGCATGCAACAAGTGCGGCGCTACATATCTTTGCAGGTGGTCAGAAGATTAAAACCCTTCGTGTTCCACGACGTAAAAAAAGTCGCGAGCTTGCAATGGAAATTATAAAAGTTTTAAAGGAAGCAAAGAAATAATGTATTGTTCAAATTGTGGAAGTGGTAACATCTATTATAATAAAGATCTGGGGGCGTGGATCTGTGAAGACTGTGGAAAGGGTGAAAGATAACATGAAAAATTATAAAGTATATGTGAAGGATAGGGAGACAAGTATAAAAGTTCAAGAGCCCATTTTAGCAAATGGGATAATGTGGTCAGATGGAACTGACTGTGTAAAGCATACAGAGCAATTATTTTTGTACTTAAACAATGGCCGCATATGGCATATAAGTGAGGCGGTGTAATGAAATACAAATTAACAGATGAACATGTTATAATTAATGGTAAAAAGTTATACAGAATAATGGCATTAAAGGATTTTTTGGATATAAGTAAATTCGACAAAGGCGGATACATAGAGAAAGAATTCAACTTGAGCCAGTACAATAGTGCTTGGGTTTATGACAATGCTAAGGTTTATGACAATGCTAAGGTTTATGACAATGCTCGGGTCTGTGGCGATGCTCGGGTCTGTGGCGATGCTGAGGTTTATGGCGATGCTGAGGTTTATGGAAATGCTTGGGTTTATGGAAATGCTCGGGTCTGTGGCGATGCTCGGGTCTATGGCGATGCTGAGGTTTATGGCGATGCTCGGGTTTATGGCGATGCTGAGGTTTATGATAATGCTGAGATTTATGGAAATGCTCGGGTTTATGGAAATGCTCGGGTTTATGGCAATGCTCGGGTCTGTGGCGATGCTCGGGTTTATGGCAATGCTCGGGTTTATGGAAATGCTAAGGTTTATGACAATGCTGAGGTTTATGGCGATGCTAAGGTTTATGGCAATGCTAAGGTTTATGGCAATGCTCGGGTTTATGGCGATGCTGAGGTTTATGACAATGCTGAGGTTTATGGCGATGCTAAGGTTTATGGCAATGCTGAGGTTTATGGCAATGCAAGATTATTGTACGGCAAGGTAAGTATAGCAATTACAACGTTCAAGGAAAAAGAATATATAGCGAGTAGCATGGGTATATATCCGGTCG